CTTGCAGGCTATGTACACCTGTTTCGAGTTCGGATAACTCACCCTGTAAAGAAGTAATTCGTCTTTGGGTCCATGTGATTTTTTCTTTGAGCGTGTTAATTTTATTCCGTTCTTCAATTTCCGCATCAATAGAGGACTGAATATCTTGTTTATCATTAGTCAACCTTCCTATTTGATGTTCACACTGCTGTCTTGCTTCTTCAAGTTCGTCCCACTTGTCTTTGGCGTTCTGTACCTTATCCAATCGGAAGGAGGCCTCGATGGTTTGCTGACAGGTGGGGCAGTCTTCGTTGTCTTCATAGAATAAAATCTCTTTGTTCGATGCTTTCTGTTTAGCATTAAACTGAAAGACGTACTTACCCATCTCATTGATCTTAGTGTCCAATGCAGACTGACGGGTTTGAAGGTCAGATAGAGCACTATCTTCCCAATTTGTTATTAGGGCATTTAGAAGATTCAACTCTGCTTCTTCTTCACTAATCAAGTTCAGTTTATCTTGTTTGGCAGACTCAGAGATTTTTTGTAATTCACCCATATGACTCTTGTGAGAATCTATCTTGGTTTTATTCAGTTCTATCTTGTGATCATTATTCCGAATCTCTTCTTTCAGAGTTGCCACTTTCTCTTTAAGAATCTGGTTCATCTTAGAGAATACATTAATGTCGAGCAGGTCTTCAATTACCTCACGCCTCGTGGATGCGGGGAGTTGCATGAAAGGAATAAAACTGCTACTCCCCAGCACCACGATTTGATGAAAGGTTTTGTGATTTAATTTAAGAATATTTTGTTCTAGAATTTTTTGATATTCTTTTGAATGAGAGTCTTGATTGATCATAGTCCCGTCTTGCCAGATCTCAAACCGAGCAGGTTTTAATCCACGAACGACCTTGAATTGTTGACCTAATGCAAGAAACTCTACTTCGACCACACAGTCTTTATTGTTGACACTGTTAATTAATTGAGGTTTATTCACATTACGATGTGCTTTACCAAATAACACAAATGATAAAGCATCTAGTAGAGTTGATTTACCAGATCCATTCTGACCAACAACCAAGGTCGTTGCAGTATCGGTTAAGTTAATTTCGGTATCTTCGTTTCCCGTAGACAAAAAGTTACGGTATTTTATTTTCTCGAATACAATCATACAATCTCTAAACTTTGTGCCTCTACCATAAGAGCACGTACATTATTTTTAATGCGATCTTTATCTAATTCAGTATCCACCGCATCAATATAAGTATACAACAGATCGTCCGTACTGTCAACCGATATTTTCGCATCTTCTACATTAGTACCAACAAAATCTTGAAAGTTCTCTGCGATCTGTAACCCGTGAATCTTACGAGCATTTATCTTATCAATGAATGCTTCGAACTTCTTAGGGTCTTTTTTATTAACCACAATTACTTTGACAAATTTATTATCCACATAACGAACGTCTGTTAGTGCCAGACTAGCATCTGAAGTATCATCATAATAGATCTTCTGGAACATGGTGATGGGATTCTCTACGGGAGTAAGAGTACGATCATCAGTATCAAAGATATGAAAATACTTTCTATCTCCACTGTCTGACCACGTGAATTCCATTTGACTACCAAGATAATATATATTTTCTTGTTGAGATTTAGTATGAAAATGACCGGACAATACCATATCAAATCGTCTAAATGCATCAGCAGACATACCACCAGTGCACGTCACGCCTTTCTGCATCTCAAATCCATCCAACTCTAAATGTGCACCTACCACATCAGCCTTACATGTGTTGAGGAAGTAGCGCGTCTTCTCTTCGTTCTCAGGATTGATCCATGGTATATGTGCGTACTTCATACCATCATAGTCAACCACTGTGGGTTGCTCAATGATTCTAACCTCTGACATATAATGCCCGAGCAATTCTTTGAGAGCATTTAGGTTGTTTGTGTTTTTATAATAAACATCGTGATTGCCCGGAATAATATCCATGTGTATGCCACGAACACGCAACTCATCAAGAAATATTCGACGATTGTGCGACAGTGCCTTAAAATTAATGGAGGTACGATTCTCATAGTAATCCCCAAGGTGAATTATCTTCTTGATGCCATGTTCTTCAAGGTATGGAAAGAACACATCACGATAAAATTGTTCTTGGTAATCCATAAAGATTTCAGACGAGTTTCTGCATCCGGCATGGGTATCGTTTAGAATTGCAAGTTTCATATTATTTTTTATCTATCATAAATTCAGTTAAATCAGAATCGACTTGTCTGGTTCTTTTCTTGCGGGGTGGTTTAGTTGTTTTTTTATAATCAGTAATTTTATTATCTTGCCCTTTCACATAGTCAATGCGCTCGCGGAGTTCATCTACAAATGCTTGAGTCTGTTTGGCGGCAGGATTATTGTTTATTTCTTCGGATATCAATTGATCTAAACCAGTTTCGGTAATAAACTTCATCTTAATATCTTGCTGCTTCTTTTCTTTGGCAATTCGACGAAGGAATGCATACCATGAGATCTGAGTGAAATACGCGAAAGCATTGGGTTTGCCCGTGCGTGTTGCCACCTCTAGATTATAGTTCTCAATAGCCTTGAGACAATTTTCCACAGCATCCATTACCATCTCTTCCCGATAAGTGTAGCGAACAAAGTTTGCTTTGTGAGATAGTCCTTCTGAAATTTTAAGAAAACATCTTGCAATATAGTCAGTGACGATTGGTTTCGGATTCCCTGCGGCAACCTTCTCGCGAGAGTCAGTGACATAATCTACAACTGCTTGAGAGAACTGAGCATTGTTGACGTAATGGGGTTTTTCTTTAGGTTTTAAGGGTGGTGGTTGTTGTTGTTGCTGTTGTGTGTCAGTATTCATTTTAGTGCTAGTACTCCTACGAATAAATGGTTTTGCCAAAAAGGTTGGATATTATCTGATTCGAAACCTGCTTCTATCAACATATTAATTATATCAGAAAACGTCATAGGTTTCAACATATTCCTTAAAGTAAGTTCTTTTTCTAATATGTCAGAATCATCGAAGTGTTGTCTTTTAAAATCATAATACATGAAGGTCATCATGTCTTGAACCTTGGGAGAATTCCCAAGAGTTTTTTCAGAAAAGATGAATGCTCCTCCAGTGTTGAGACCTTGGTAAATATTATTAACAAGATGTCTTCGATCTTTATCCGTCATGAATTGTAAAGTGAATAAGGACGTAACAAGATTAGCATTACTGATGAATGTCTCTGCCGCATCTGCAATGGTTAGATTAATATCATGTCCTTCGAAAGACAAGCGATTTTCCCGAGTTTCCATTTCTTCTCGAAACCCTTCTGAAATTTCAATGCCGTAGTATTCAGCATGAGGGGCGAATTCTTTATTCTGATCAATCATGGCATGAAGGGTCTTGCCAGTGGAACAACCAATGTCATAAACACAAGATCCGTTCTCAACAAAATAACGGGAGAAATTCACTACATCATCATGAAGTTGTTGATACCCACGTATTGACATTTCAATGTGTTTATCAAACCCTTCTTCTCGCTGGGCAAAGGTAAAATCGTTTACTATGTTAGTCATGATTATATGGTCTCAGTACATTTTCATAGATTGCAGTAGCAATACGTTGCATCATAATAGGAGGAACCATTCGACCGATACGTTCTGCTTGTTGGTTCCATTTTCCGGTTAGTTTAAAATCATCCGGAAGAGACATTATACGCTTTAATTCACCGATTGTCAACTTTCTTGTTTCGTTCCAATGAATAGGACCAGCAGATGACATAGAACCGCCCATTGCCGTAAGGGTTGGTGCGGGTGCAAACCGAGAACATTTCTTTAGATTAAAATGGTGTTTCTTAGGATGATAGTCGCGACCACTCAATACCTTGGGTGGATCGTTGGGCATTTTACTTGCGGTTATTTTATAGTATGCCGTGTTGATCCATTTTTCAGTAAGCATTGCAACTTCTTCTGGATCTTGTACAAGACCTTTAGTGACTTCTTCCAAAGGAAGCACTTCAGTATCTGGGCGAGGAAAAACCGAAGGGAGCGTCATTTCACATAACCCTAACTTTTCAGTAACATCTCGACGAGTACCTATAAAGATTACACGTGCACGAGTTTGAGAGACACCATAGTATCTTGAGTCGAGAACTTTAAATGCCACATCATATCCAATGTTTTCAAACTCTTTAAGAATAGCAGGAAGATAAATCTTCTTGGGCTCACCTATCGTAAGACCTTTAACATTCTCTCCCACAATTACTTTAGGACGAATATCATTGGCACATCTTAGGAACTCAAAGAATAGATCTTCAATGTTAGATACTTTGGCACCATCAGAATACGATTTGGTTTGACCCCAACCGGATTGTGTTTTTCCGCTTACAGAGAACGCACTACAGGGAGGAGAACCGTCAAGGATATCCAACTCACCTTTCTTTATACCCGCTGCATCTAACAAATCTTGACCGGTAAGGTTTTTGATGTCATCAGGCAGAATAGGAGTGTCTGGGTAATTATCGTGGTAAGTGTTTCGTGCTTCTTCAATGAATTCATTGATTGCTAAAATGTTACCTCCGGCAAGACGATACCCAGTGGAGGAACCACCTCCACCCGCGAAGGTAGAGATAACAGTAAATTTTTTAGATGCGGAAGAATCTTTTACTTTTTTTAAGGTGTAAGGTGTATATTTCATACTATAAAGTATAACAGAAAAATTGAATTGAGTCAAGTGAAAATTAATACTTGACAAAACACTCAATATGTGTTACCCTAGAACTAAGTTCGCAGAAGGGATAGTATAGAGTGCTTTTAGTGGATAGGAGGAAACTTGATAATATTTGACACACCAGAATCCATAGAATATCCATCATCACCATCGTTATCATAACCGGTTTCATTTAACAAAAAGTTTTTTAACTTATCACCAATCAATTTAGAAATTTCTAATTCTTCCATTTTAAGTTGTTTATTTCTTATAGATGCAGACTCAATAATTTCTTGCAAGGAACTTCTATATTGAGATACTAATAGTTCATGAGGATTGGTAGTTGCAATGATATGGTCTGGAGACATTACAGTTAATGAATCCGGTTCTTCAGCAAAGTGTATCCACGTTTTAAAACCATAAAATTTAGAACCATTAGAATCTTCATACCGAAGAAGAGACACCGCATTACGTATAATAAGATCAGGAGATGTATTGTCCGGCCATTCTAGTACTTCTGCAATAACTTCTTCACCTGAACTTAATCGAAACTGTTTTACGTCAT